TCATCATTAGTTGTATCCCAAAGGATTGTAGCATTGTTAGACGCATCTACAGCATCTTGAATTGTAATACCTGCTCCGTTTGCAGAGCCTGAAGTATCTCCTGCACCATAATTTATAGTGATGTTCTTGTCTTCTACATCAAGTGTTGCAGTGTTTAGAGTTGTTGTAGTGCCGTTTACTGTAAGGTTTCCTGCAACTACTACGTTAGCATCTGCTGTAAGCAATCCAGTAACGTCTAAAGTTCCTGCTATGTCTATATTGTTTGCAAGTTTAGCACCTGTGACTGCATCATCAGCAATGTCACCTGTAGCGATTGTTCCGTCTACTATCTTTGCACTTGTAATCTGGCTGTCTGCAATGTGTGCTGTGTCAATAGAGCCATCAACATATTGGTCAGAGTCTACAGAGTTTGCAGACATGTGTACTAAGTCAATACTGCCATCTACATACATTTGAGAATCAATAGCATTATCAGCTATCATAGATTGGACAATAGCGTTATCACCGATTACAAAGTCTAAAGTGTTATCTGCATCATCGTATGTAACTGCAATACCTGTTTCAGTATTAGAAGCTACCATAGCTCCAACAGTATCTGATATGGTTTCTGCTAGAGTAACACCAGCAATAGTAATTGCATCGGCTTCTAAAGTACCGTCAATGTCTGCATTACCTGATATGTCTAAGGTTGCAGCGTCTAACTCACCTGATAATGTAAAGTTTCTTACACCTGTATAATCTTTATTAGAATCTAATATAACTGCTTTGGAAGCTACGGCTGTGCCGACAGCAGTACTACCAATATCTAAAGCATTAAGCTCTCCAACTACTGCAGTAATGCCGTCTAAAGCATTTAGTTCAGCTGCTGTACTTGTAATTTCTGTTCCGTTTATAGTAATAGCATCTGTTTCTAGTGTTCCATCTACATCTAGATTACCATTAAAGTCTACATTTCCACCAACTGTTAAAGTAGTTGCTATATCTACAGCTCCGTCAATGTCTACAATATCTAAATTTGTAGTACCATCAACATCTAAATCACCGTTAAAGTCTACGTTACCTGCTACAGTAAGCGTTGTAGCCATATCAACTGCACCATCAATATCTACTACATCTAAGTTTGTAGTTCCGTCAATATCAGCATTACCCGATACGTCTAAAGAACCTGCATCAAGTTCGCCACTAATAGTAATATTTCTACCACCAGTTATGTCTATGTTAGCATCTGTAACGATTGCTTTACTTGCTATAACTGTTCCGTTAGTTATACCGTCTATTAAATTTATGTCTGCTGCACTAGCTGTAACGCCATCTAAGATGTTTAGTTCTGCAGTTGTACTAGTTACTCCATCTATAAGATTTAGTTCTGTAGCTGTAGCTGTAACGCCATCTAGGATATTAAGTTCTGCAGTAGTGGCTGTTACACCATCAATAAGGTTTAATTCATCTGTAGTGGCTGTAACACCGTCTATGATATTTAATTCAGCTGTAGTAGCTGTAACGCCATCAAGGATATTAAGTTCCGCAGCTGTTGAAGTAACACCATCAAGGATATTAAGTTCTGCTGCTGTTGAAGTTATTGCAGTGCCGTTAAAGTTTATAGCATCTAAATAAGCTGTTCCATCTATATAAATGTCACGCCATTCTTGTGAAGAACTACCAAGGTCATATGCACCGTCATCGTCTGGTATAATGTTAGAGTCTACGTCAGCACCAAAGACAACATTGTCAGCTGCTGAGTCACCTAAAGTAAGTGTGCCACCGTTAAAAGTAGTTGTACCTGTAACTGTTAGATTACCTCCAACTGCTACATTACCTGTAGTTGTAATAGTATCTGTGTAAGTATCTTTAAAACGTAAAGAAGTAGTACCTAAATCTATATCGCTATCTGTAACTGGTATTAATGCACCGTCTTGTAATCTAACTTGCTCTACAGTTCCTGAAGATACTTGAACAAAGAAACCTATTTTATTATTAGTAGTATCTATTTCAATTTTATTAAAAAAGTCTAAGTCACCTATTCTATAGATGTTACCACCTTGTCCAGCTGTGCCGTCATGTCTATGACCAGTAGTACTATCACTAGTTGAACTATAACTAAATGCGTTTACTAATTGAGTAAATTCATTATTGAATAGTGCTGCTGTAATAGTATCACCATCTGCAAATGAACTTTGTCTAGTATATGTTGTTGCCATCTTTTATATCTCCCTTATTGCCTTCCTGCAGGTCTGTAATTTATGTAAATACCATTAATTGTGTATGGTGCTCTTGTGTCTGAACTAAAAATTTTAAAAAAGTTACTGTGTCCACTACCCGTTAATGCTTGTCTAACTAATGGTTGTTCAGAAGCTCCAAATGTTTGTTGATTAAATACAGCATTACCAAAAATAGCAGGTTCTGGAACTGCTGATATAAATATATCTTCCGGTTGTGGTGTATCTAAACTATCATAATCATACCTAACTCTTAGTGTAGGTTGAGCTAATGACTCTGGAGTTATTGATAGCTTTATGTAATCTAAAGTTTTTAAAGTTCCTAAATCTCCGTAATCGTAATCAGGTGATTGATACTCAGCTTCTATTGCTGTTTCTACTCCAGCAGGATTAAATGTATTACCTACATTGTGATTATAAATATAACCTTCTCTATCACCGTGGTAGAATTGTTCTTCTCCTTTATCATCAAAACCTGAACAAATTGCAGGTGCTTGTATTCCTAATGTTTCAGACCATTCAAATCCGTTAGGTCTTAAAACTCCTATAATACCTTTTGATGTTGCAGATGAATCACTTAACTTACTATAAAACATTCTATACTGTGATTTTGTTCTAATAACTACACTACTAAATTGATACTGTGATTTATTTAAAACAATATCATTTATAATTGGTTGTATGTTTTGACTTATAGTTCCTAACTCAACGTCACCAATTCTTGATGTACCTGCAACTGTTCTAAATCCGTCAGGTGCTAAAAATATAAGGTCACCAGCAATCTCTTGGATTGTTTGACCATCAATACAGCCTACGTTTTTAGTAACAGGCACGATTGCTATTGTGCTAGAATTATTTATATTTTGCAATTTAAATAAAGAATTTTGACAGAATATAAATAACTCATTACGGAAACTTTTTAAACCTACTATTTTATCTTCTACTAATATACTTCCTGAACCTGTACTACTAAAGCTATCAATATCAGCAGTACCACTATAGTAAAGTGTATTAGGTGAATCAGGGTCTCCTGCTACTACTAAGTGATTATTATGTATAGTACAATGTTTAGCTGTTTTAGAACCACTAATAGTTATTTGACTTACAAAAAATGTTCTACTATCTAAAGCTCCTGTTCCAGTCATTTTAAATAAGAACGGTTTATTTTGACCACTCTTATCTACTATAATTAATTCACCATAAGTACTAATTCCTTCATAGATAGCAAACTCACACTGGTCTAATGCTGATAAACTTAACGCACTTCTACCGTTAAAAGTAGAATAGTTATCTCCACCAGAATCTACACTTGCTTTATTTATTTGCATCCAACTAGTACCGTCTTGACTAAAATAAATATTGTTACCTACTACAGCAACTACACCGTCTGCATAAACTTCTAAACCTTCTACATCATTACCGCTGTTTGGTCTTGCAGCAGATGCTGCACCTAATAAATTAAATCCATTTATTCTTCTATAACCACCTTCAATAGACACTTCAAAGTTTCTTAACTTAGTAGCAATACCGGGTGTTTGCAGTAACGATAAAGAGTTAGTAGATTTATCTAATCCACCACTTAAAGATACTGAAAAAGGTTGTCCTGCTGACATTTAGAAATAAGTCCTATCGTCTGTCATATATTTAGGCTGTGGATTTATTAAATTACTTTTCATAGTTCTTACAGCTTTTTTGTAATCATCTAAAGCAAAGACAGCTTGTTGTATATTGTTTTTAAATTGATGTACATAGTATCTAGTTTTTGATGTTATAACATTACCGTATTGTTCTGGCATTACAATAGTATCATCGTATGATGATAGAGCCACAGGTTTTACAAAAGCATAAAAATGTACGTTATAAACTTTATCGGGTATTGGACTTAATCCAAATTTTCTATGGTCTGGACTTTTAATAACATAAGCAGGTTCTCCGTGTGAAGCATCTGAACCTTCAGCATCGTCTGCATTTTCACTATCCCTGTAATATCTTTTCCAGTCATCTAATGTTAAAAATTTTAAACCTTTAGAAACAAAAGGAGTAGTTTCTCCACTTACGTTTATTGTTGTTAAATAAAAATCATCCCAGTCTATTGATGCGTAATCAGTTGTTATACTAGAGCTATCTGCTTTAAGCGTATACCATCTAGTTCCTGCTACCGATGCAACAGTTACATTCCCATAAAAAGGGTCTGTTCCTCCACTAGCTCCTGCTGAGAAAAAAGGTAGCTGTGGTTCTTCATTAGCTATATCAAATATAGATTTATTAATAGCGTCTTTAACAAATGCTTGTATTCCTATAGCAGAACCAAAATTTGCTGATGTTAAAACAACTTCATTAAGTTCTTTTAATACTTCGTTGCTTATATCTAAATATGTTGTTGCCATTACTTTTTACCTTTAGCTTTTAATTTTGCTTTTTTACCTAACTCGTTTAAATGAAAAAGTTTTACACTTGTTTTAGTGTGTGATTTATTTGTATGTAAATCTCCGTTAGGCATCTTGTGAGAAGTACCTTTATGTTCTGTTCCATCTTTTTTATAATGTTTTACGCCTTTCACCTTGTCTCCTTAAATAGGGGAGGAATCCTAAAACTCCTCCGGTTGGTATCAGTTAATACCGTAGACTGTATTATTAACCAGCTTGTGTGGTTGTAATTCCGTCTTGAACTTTACACTGTCCAGTTAGATACCAGTTAGTACCGTCAGACCATACATGGACAAAATCTCCATGAACAGCCTTACTAGCTACTAATGAAATAGTATCTGCATCTGTAACTGTAGCTACAGTACCTGCTGCATCTTCCGGAGAAGACACGTTACCCACAATAATATTAGCACTTGATGCTGTTACTATTGTATGAGTACCTGTAGGTTCTGTTGCTCCAACATAAAACCAATACTCTAAACCTGCTGCTGGAGCTGGTAGAGTTGAGACTTTAG